GCGGTTGTATTGTTACCAGCAACAGCTGCTTGATTTACGCCGACCATGTTGAATTCCATGTCGCGCTTGAGCTCGTCGCCCTTTTTGGCAAGCTGGTATGCAATTTCAGACCGACGGCCTGCCAGGTCTAGGGTGCCTGACATATTGTCAGCAATGATGAAATCCTTGCGGGAAATCATCGTGTAGTTGCCGAGACGTGCCGTTGCACTTACAGCGGTGAAGCTCGAAAGATCGTCGCCGTCGATGACCGCGTTAACACCTGCACTTGCAAGCGAGTCTGTTTGCCACTCAAAAAATGTATTGGTGACCTGGCGCCGCTTTGTCATGTTGCTGATAAAGGGCGTCGTCTCAGGAGAAATGTTGTAGATCACGTCGGCTAGGTCTTCGCGTAAGCCGACGACGTCATATTTGGTGAACGTATTCGATACGATAGCCATGAGTTAGTACCTCAAAGTAAAGATTCCAATAAACTGGCTGCGTCATCTCGACGGCCAGTACCCGCAAAACGCTGACGAGCGGCTTTCACTCGGCGCTGGGTTGGCTTACTTTGTGGTCGGTTACCCGCTTTGACTGTACCTGTGCTCTGGCCCTGTTTCTTGGCCTTACGCACTCGGCGCTGCCCCTGGTCGTACAGCATGGCTTTGCGCAAAACCTTGATATGGTTCGCCCTCACCAACGCTGCCATTTCGTCTTCGGCAACACCCTGTTCAAGCAGATATTCGCGCAGTTGTTCGCGCTGCTTGCCGGCCACTTTCTCGTCTTTCCACTCTGGGATGACTTCGGGCAGCCTGGCTGCTTCTGCCTGTATAAGCCCCCGCATCTGCTGCTGCTGCTCTTGAGCGTTAGCGTCACTCACCCGCTGCTGCTCTTGCGCAATCGCCTGCAGTTTTGCTTGGCGCTCTTGCGTTCGTTTCTGGTACATCCGCTCTTGACGGGTCGCCTCGATGGGGTCTTCGTCATAGAGCCTGTCAAAATCCGGGGCCGGTTCATCTAAGCTGACCAGCTGCTGCTGCAATGCGCCTAATAACTGGCTGTATTGCTGCCGCTCCAAAAGCACGGCATCGCGGTCTTGCTCGAAGTTTTTGCGCTCGTCCGCCAAGGCTTGTGCTTTCTTTGTGTAGTCTGATTGGCGCGAGTAGCCTGATTTCAGTTCATCGAGATCGACCTCTACTTCTTCACCGGCCACTTTGACCGTGAATGTGTTGGCGTCACCCTCTTCCTGCTCTAGCTCTTCTTCGTCGTCAGCCAGATCGACGTCGTATTCTTCTGGGTCGAAGTCCTCGTCGGCTTCTTCGGTCTCAGTGTCTTCATACGCCTCGCCAGTCGACTCTAGGTCTTCCGACTCAATGTCAGTCGTCGTGCTTGAAACCTCGGCGGTATCCGATTCGGGTGCCAACATTTCCGCAATGGCAAGCTGCGCGCCTGCCAGACTGCTCGTCCCCATATCTGGGGTTTTAGTGTCCTGTATTTTATCACTCACTGAAGTTTCTTCCTCATTGCCACCTCGTCTGCGATGGCGCGCATGCGCGTTAGCAGATCATCGAGGGCTTGTTGTTGTAGCCAAAGGCGCTCCCGTTGCTCGGGTTTGCGTTCTCTCGACCATCTCTCGAAAAAATCCAACTTCACTCGCGCGACGACATGCTTAAAGTCTTCGTCTTCAAACATACGCTGCACGTTTAATACGTTCGGCTCATCCATTCGGTAACTGCTGGCCTAGCTGACGCACAAGCTCACGGTCTCGGTCGGCGTTGGCCCGTATCGCTGCCGTGTCTATTTGTGCGCCATACCGTGCGTTGATCTCTGCCGCCTTGAGCGCAAGATTTGCGTCGCTTTCATCGCGACGGCGGTCGTCTTCGCGGAGCATCTTTTCGCGTTCGAGATCAAGCTCTGCAGCTTTTTTCGAGATATTTGCTTGTATCTCGGCCATCTGCACCTGAATCAGCTGCGTGTTTATGTCTGGCTCTGGCGGCTGCGGTGGTGCCGGTGGCTGCATGCTTGGATCTTTGAAAAACCTTTGCGGGTCTTTAAAGCCAGCTGTTTCCAAAATCTGGATCAGCGTCTGGTAGTAGTTGTTTATGTCGACCAAGGGGTTGTCTGGGCCTAGTGTCTGCAGCAACGACTCCTGCTTGTCTGCTATCTGCTGCAGTAACGTCATGCGCTCTAGGTCACTTCCCCTACCTAGATGCAGATTTGTGACCACATCCATATCCGCGTTCCAGCGGTCGGGGCTGATCGGCACAAAGCGATTGCGCAGCCTAATCATGCGCGGCTGGTCCTGGTGCTTAATCACCAGCTGCAGCAGCCCCTTGTAAAGCCTGGTCATACCGCCCTCGGCAAACAGCCGAGCAATGAGCTCTACCCGCTGCTGAGCGGCTCCTATGGTCTGCTGGACAGCCATAAGCGTGGAGCTCTGCAAAGCGCTAGGGTCTAGGCCATCAGCTGCCTTGGAGATGCCGGTGCGGTTCTCGCGCACTTCATCCATGTAGCCCAGCATCGGAAATGCCTCTTTGCCGACATATGGCATGGTCAGCGGGATTACGGCGCCAGGATTGCGAGCTCTGATGACCGCACCGACTTCATTGTTCATCAGGTCTTCAAGGCTTGCTTGGCCTTCGAGCAACACAGTGCGCGGCGTGATTGACTGCGCCAGGCTATCAAGCGATGCCCGCAGCACCGACGTCTTGATTCGCTGAATGTCCATGGTCAGATCTGCAATCGACATGCCGAAAAATGCATGCGGCTCTGGGTCCGGGCAGAAGTGCGCCAGCGGTATCTGGTCGGCCGGATCATTGCGAATGATCTCGTAGTTTGGCCCAGCCAGGCACAATCTGCGGAGCTCGCTGATGCCGTCGCCGTCGATGTCTAGCCGTGCATATGCCTCGACATAGAGCACCCGACGATTCGCCGGGTCAACGTAGTTGCGATTGTCGCGGAAGTTACGAACGCGCTCGCGAGCCTCGACGTTAAACAAATCCATATCGTTTTCGTCTGTCGCGAAGTTCTCCATTTCTTCCGCGTCGTAGCCCATCGTCACCAAGTCGCTTACCGTCAGATACGCTCTGTGCGCGATTAGGTCGGCGTCCTCAATCGAGCGAGCTCGTCGGTCGACCAGGATCTCTTCGGGGGGCACCGCCTCTACTTTGATTTTGCCTATCTTTTTGCGCTGGGTGACGCGGACCTTATGCTGCGGCTGCGGCTGGTCTTCAGTGACCATCGACATAAGCATGTCTATCTCTATCTCAGGGTCGCTGTTAAGCGCGGCCAGGGCTTGGTCGTCTAGGTTTTCAAGCTCATACGTTTGTATCGACTCGCTTTCGTCGTAGTAATACTTGAGAAACCCTGAGCCCTTCACCAGTGCATCCTTCATGCACGCATAAATGATCTGTATGTAACTTTGGTCCTGGTCGTTGTTTAGCACATAGTTGACGTAATCGGTCGCCTGGGAGGCGTTCTCGACGTCTTCAGGGCCATATGGCGCGTACTCGACTACATGGTCAGACCCGCAAAAAATGCGCATGAGTGACGGCAGCATGGCCTGCACTGTGTCGCGGACATCCATGGTTTGCGCCGTGCTGCGCCCGTCTTGCTCGTCGCCTAGTGGCTCGCCGTTGTAATATTCAGCCGCTTGGGCTCGCGCCGGGCTGATGGTGTTGTCTATGTAGTCGACGGCATCCTCGACCGCGATACGCACTGCAGCCTGCACGTCTTCTTCGGACATGCCAAAGTCGTCTTCTTCGATGAATTCTTCGTCGCCGGGGATCAACTCAGCCATGAAGGGCTCACTTAGCCTTCTTGGCTTTTTTCTTCTTGCCCATCATTTTGGCGATGTCGCCAGCGGCTTCTCGGTAGCCACCTGACCCGCGTCGGTAGGAGTGCGATTCTGTTTTCGCCATCAGGAACCCCATATATAGGAAATATGGAGGCTAATTTTACCAGCTAGGTAATAGACAGCCCTCGACGCAGGGGCGTGTGCCAGCTGTTTTGCGCGCCGTAGGCGCCGCCAATGACCATCGCGTCACTGGCGAACGTAAGGCAAAGCGCGTCTGCGAGGTCCGGTGATCTGAGCCCGCGCTTGCGCATTTGGTCTTTGCTTTCCAGCTGCATCTTGCCGCTTGATGTGAACTTGTACTTGGCACTCACAAGCTCTGCCAGGAGGTCGTCGTCTGCCGGCAGCGAGCAGTCGCGGGCCTCTAGCCAGGCTTTTACCTTGAAC